AGCGCTAGGAGTTGGTTGTTGTCCTGATTAGGGTCTACTTCTCCAGCCATACTCTATGCGGACTTCGTTACTTAAAACACTGAACCCATACCGCCAAAGTCCAAATTCAAACCTGAAAGGTCAATATTTGAAAAGTCCTCTGCTGGAGGTGGCGGTGGATTTAGTTTCGTAACATCAATACCAGCCTGTGCTAGTAGTTGGGCAAGAGCAAACTTCTGCTGTTCAGCCTGAGCCTCAGCCTCAGCCTTCTTCTGGGCAATCTGGTTAGCCAAGTCAACAAGAGCCTGACTAGCATTTGACTGCAACTGACCCTGATAGTTAGCACGATTTGCACCAAGATTTGCTTGAGCAAACTGATTAGCAAGTTCTGCCTCAGCAGAACGTGACTGCTGACCACTTGCAGAAATCTGTGCTAGTGCTGATAACAAGTCTTGTTGGTTGGATTGACCAGCCTGAAGTTCTGCATTCAACATGTTCTGGTAATCGCCAATATTTGCATTATTGGCGGTTAGCAAACCTTCAAGAGCATTTCTGACTGGCACAGCCTGAGGTGCCTGCATACCAGCATAAGGGTTCTGATAACCCGACAACGCTTTCACTAAGTTCTGGTATCCGGTATCGGTAAAACCTTGAGCCTGAGCATACCCCTCATTTAGAGAAGCAAGGCTTCGTGCAAGTTGCTCATTGATTCCCTGTTCTGATGTTCCCTGCATTTTATCAAGAGCCGAAATGTAGTTTCTTGAAGAATCACCATAAGCACCAGATTTATAGAGATTGGTTAATGCTGCATTTTGTGCAGCAAGATTTTCTGCAGCCTTATTTGCTGCTCCAGTTTCTTTTCGTACTTGATATTGAAACTTAAGTCTATTCAAAATATCTGAAGCCTTAGTTCCAGTCCCAGAACCAGTTCCGGAAACGGAACTCAATGGATTATCTAATTGAAATAAACCATTTTGTTGTTCTAACCAATTAGTAAAATCTTCACCAGTCATCTCGCCAATGCCCTGATTATTCATTGGTCCTCTTCCGCTATAAACGGTCATTAGAATCCTGCCCTTCTAGCCATAACAATTTGCGCATCTTCCGCAATCTGTCGCAGTTTCTCTGCTTCTAAATCTAAATTGCCACCCCTGATTGCATCAAGTGCTTGTTTTTCCTGCAAGTCATACTGGCCCAACTCTCGCAACATTGATTGTTGCAAATCTGACTCAGACTGCATTCTTTGCTTAGCAAACTCCATCAATCCCTTTTTGTATATTCCAGAACGAATATTTGGTGAAGACACTCCACGCTTCCCAAACGTTGCTTGATATGGCTGTAGTTGTTTGTCGTAAGACTGTGCAAGGTCACGGAAATTTCTTCCAGCGCTTTGAACAGCACCTTCACGTGAATACCTAGCCATAGCGGCTTGCGGCGCATACTGTTGCTCCAAGGCACGTCTGCGTGCTTCATAAATGCTTGGGTCAAACGCCATATTGTTTTACTGCCTTTCTGTCTTCCTGAGCCTTCTTTCGATTGGCTTCCATGTCATCTATCCTTTTATTCAACTTGTCAATTTCCATAATCAAAGACGACGCAATCTGACGGATTGCTGTCGCATCCGTTGATTTGAGTGCTGTCAATGCTGGAATTGAAAAAGAATCCATTATCCAAATACCTGACTTGCTAGCACAATCTGGTCATTTGCAGCCAAAGTGTTTGGAACATCTGTGCTGTCTAACTTTGCGTAAGTTACAGCACCATCTGCAATCTTGAGAGTTGATACAGCGTTAGTTGCAAGTTTTGCGTTTGTAATAACCGAAGAATCAATGTTTGTTCCATCTGACAAACCGTTGACATACAACGATATAGCCGTCATGTTGGCATTCATTTCTGATGCTTCAGCAATAGTTCCGCTAACAAACGAGTGTGGAATTGTAATTGCCATTATCCTGTTACCTTTCGTGAATTAAACTTGTATGAGATACTGTCAATACCCCATGACAGACCAGTTGGTCCAGTAAAGAGCAACTGCACAGAACGTGCTAGTCCAAGGTTTGAGCCACGCACAACCTGTGCACCTTCGGCCTGTACACCCCATCTTCCAGAACCCCAACGACCTTCACCCCACAACATTCCGGTTGCAGATGCATCAATAGAAATATCAAACGTCTTACGTTCGTTACCACTAGCCTCTTCAAAGTTGTGAAACACTTTGACATTGACTGTGCGAGCGGTGTCTGACTGTTTGATAACAATGTCTGGTCTACGCCACATTTTCTTCATTGAGTAAGAACGACCATCAACCCAACCAGTTCTATAATAAGAAGTAAAATTTGTTTCAACAGTTGCCAACAAATCGGTTTCAGCCTCAAAGGCATCAACCCTTAGAACTCGTGGAATGTTTGGGTGAATAACAAGACCGTATGTTGTTCCACTAGAAGATGTGAAGTCTGTTCCACCGATAACACCGTAATTATCAGCAGTTGAAACCAATGTGTATGCACCACGCTGACCAATGCTTGGGTCAAAAATCAAGTTAACAGTTGCGTTTGAAACAGTTGTTGTCTTTGAGTAAGGCAAAGACAACCAAACACGACGGTTGACATAAGACACAGAAATGGTTGATGTAGCAGCATCGTTCACGTAATTATTTGGGTAAATAGAGTTAAAGTTGTCAGACAAATCAACAATGCTGGAACCATTATAAAAGAACAAACCATTTGGGTGTGAGTAAAAGTAAATGCCATTTTCTGCAACAGCAACCTTGTTTGGCGAGTCAACACCAAGCCGTGCTGTGAGTTCAACAACAGCAAAGTCTGCCGTTTCGTAGCCGTAAACAATGTAAATTGAGTTTGGTTTGAAAACAATCAACTGACCTGCATATACAGCAAGTGCCTTGATTCCATCTCCACCACCGAGGAAATCAATATAGTCTTCAGTAGCCCAGTCTTCTGGCTCAGCCTCATGAGACCAGTGAAGTCTATTCACATAAGTGGTTCCAGCGGTGTTTACACCTGCTGCAAACATTTTGTTTGCATGCACAGCAATGTGTTCAGCCTGCGGAAAGTGATTGCGTGATGGTGAGTTGTAGTTATCATTAAAGTTACCAGCAGTTGCAATAGTTGGAACTGCAGTAGCATAAGTACTACCGGTTTCCCAAGTGTATGTGGCAGTCCCAGATGTGCCAGTTGCAATATAAAGGTCTTTACCCCAGTTGGCAAACGATGCACCATGTGTATTGTTTGCAACAACATTATTACCAGAAGAATATTGCAACTGTGTAAAGTTGGTTCCACTTGAATGCCATACACCAGTATTCGTGGCAAGCATCACTCTAGGTGATGCGCCATAAAAAGCATGCAGACGATGTGGATTCCATGTTCCAGAAATAGCCGTCGAGTTAATCTCACGCATGGCACCACGGGTAAACAAACCACCACGTGGGTCAATTTCAACATTCAACATGTCAGGTGACTCATTGCGAGCCAACTGGAATTGGTCTGCCCTAAGGTTCAGACCACCTGTGAAGTCGTCGTAGCGTTCAACGGATACATTGCTCATTGTCCAAGAGTCGCTCCAAGCGTCTGCAACCAGCGACGCATAGTTGGATACTGACGACCACCAGACATAATAACCGGCTGTGCACTTGATGCCTTCATCAAGTCACGACGAGCAAGACCAACACCCTCTTCAAATGAGTTCATGTACATCTGGGACAACTGTGCATCTTCTTGACGCTGATATACACGGGCTAGCACAAAATATGGCAACAAAGCATGGAACCATTCATCAAGGTCAATCGTCTCAGATGTATTAGTCAACCATGTGTAAACCGGATTCCTAAAAGCACGAATGGTTATCGGATACACGGCATCAGGCTTGGCCCAAAACTGAATTTTCTTGTCCCAAAATGAATAAAAGTATGGTCGTGATGGAACATCTGTATTACCAAGCCAAATATCCTCTGCTTGGTTGTAATCAATCAAAGTCAGACGATTACCAGATGTGCTCGAATCTACAACTGAGATAATCTCACGAATGTCACCAATTGTAGAGATTGTGTATTCACGTTGACCAATTACAGTGTCAAAGGTGTAAGTCTCTTGAAGGTACGGCCACCGTCGCTCAAGTGAGTAGATTCGTTGAAACCCCTCACGAGCAAACTGGTCAATAATAGAATCAGGCAAATCCACTTCATCAAGGTCAGCCATATTCCTAACTTGGGTACGTAATGTTGCAAGACTTATACTCATTTAGCCTGCCCTTGTGACCTCAGGTGTCCGATGCAGTAATCCGTGCCCCTTGCCTTTGGACCTTCACATGTGTCCTCATTGGCTATACAGCGGTTGCGACCAACATACGGCGCAGATGGAGGAGCAATCTTTGCTCCCGCTGTCGGGGCTAGGCGGAACCCAGATACTGGCGTTCCGTAATAGGATTGGGCAGGTACGGCGTTTTTCATATACAACTACCCCAATTTGTTACATATCCCCACCTTTCGGTGGGGATAATGTCAATTATTTACTTTGCGTTTCGCTTTTTGTTACGAGCGTTACGGGTCATTGAACCAGTGTTTTTAACTGCGAGTTCGCCCTTGAACTTTGCGCTTTTTACTCCACGCAATTTTCCTCTTTGTGGAGCATAATCTTTTGCATATCCACCAGACTTGGTAACACCTTGTTTCATCTGTTGTGAAGCAGTTGCATATTTTTTTTGCATATATGCAGCGTATTCACGGTCTGCCTTGTTTGACAAACCAGTTGAACCAAAACCACCTTCTCCCTGATAAACATCACCACGATTTTTGCGTTCATATTCGCTCAAACGTGCAGAAGCAGCCTCACTACCACGTTCTGGTTGACCTTGGCGCCAACTAGCACGTGTCTGTGCTTTCATTCGCTCTGACTGTGCTTTCTTTGCTTTGTCTGATGCTCCGCTTCGTGATGGTGCTTTCTTCTTCATAGCCATGATTATTCTCCTAGTACTTACTCTTTGATTTTGATTGCTTCTTGCTTTTACCACCCTTAGTTGGCGGGTAGGTAGAAGTCTTTGTGCCAGCCTTAGGAGTTGCATCCGCATGGCTAGAAAGAATTGAATACTTGTAAGGCATTATTGCTCCTTTTGAAATAGGGGAGTGGGTTTCTGCCCACCCCCCAGATTCAATTACTTATGCTCGGTAGATTGATACCGTGTTTGCTGCAGTGAAAACTGCAACGAACGACGCTGACGATGCTGCTGCAACGGTTGCTGAACCCACAAGGGTCACTCCCGAAGCACCTGCTGTCAATGTAATTGCATGTGTTGCACCAGCAAGGTTTACTACGGTGAATCGGAAACTTGAACCGACTCCTTCGTCTGTAAACGCTGCACCCAACTCTGCACCAGTTGGTGTTGTCAACGCACGACCCGTTGTTGGGGTCATGGTGTAAACAACCTGTGCTGCACCAGCGAGTGTTGCTGCTGACTGTGTGGTAGCAGCGTCGGTTGCGGCAACAACAGTTACCTTCTCCTCTTTTGCTGCCCACTCTTCAAGACGCTTACGTGTTACTGCGCCTTGTGTGTCGTTTGCTACTAATGGCATGTTTTTCTCCTTATTGGTTAGTGGTCTTAGGCGGTCTTTGCCGTGAGTTTGCCCTGCTTCGCACGGTTGCGACAGGTGAGGTTGCCGTAGCACATGATGAGCGCATAACGAGCATCTGTGTCTTCTGGCTTGATGAAGTCCGTCTGAGCGAACCACTTGTTGCTGTGACCTACCAAGGTGAGGTACTTCGTGTTGAGGAAGTAGAACACGCCAGCGGTGCAATGCACGTCGTACATTACAGGAGCAGCCTTGAACAACAGGTTCTGGAATCCAGCATCTGCAGTCTTGGTGTCGGTGTAACGCAGGTTTGGCTGAAGCAGTGCTTCATACTTCTCAAACAAGGTCTGAGTGGTCAACAAGGTGTCTGGGTGGTCGTTACCAACCGAAACGCTGTTGTAAGCGGTGCTCATTTGTGCGAGGGTCAACGCAGTTGCGGTGTTTTCCTCGTATGAACGCCAGAACTCGTTGCCTGAAGTTGCTGAGTTGATTCCACCAACGGTGTTGCCGGACTCAACCAAGTTTCCAAGGCCGTTCCAGTCTTTTCCGCTGTTGCCAGTTCCGTCAGAAAAGAACATCAAGTTGAAAGATTCACGCATTGACTCTTCAGCCTGCATAATCTTGGCTTCGAGCAAGTTGATGATTTCTTGTTCACCGTTGTTCTTGGCTTCTTCAATACCGCTGATTGCGATGGATGCAGCG